AGCAGCGTCAACATCTCGCCCTCCACTGGTCCCAAACCCCGCTCCTTCCCCCAAACCGTCACCGCCGCGCCGGGCGTCTCGCCCGAGGTCAAAGCCCAGCTCACCGCGCTCGACTACGACCCCATCTCGAACGCCCAGACCGTCGCCTCCGCCCGCGCCCGCATTGATGCCGCAGGCTCGATGGATTCCGCTGTGACCCAATTCATGGGGAACGCCGCCAATCCCGATTTCCAGCCCACCGCCGTCGATTACGCGACCGGCATCGAACTCATGCGGCAACTTCAAGCCCGGGGCCGCCACGAAGACTCTGCCGCCATCGCCGACTTTATTGCCATCTCAAGCACAACCCAAGGGCAGGCCGTCCAATATCTCTCCGTCATTTCCCGACTTGAGCCCGCAGGCATCGAAGCCTTCGCCGCCCGCCAGATCACCCGCGCCGCCCGCAACGATCCCAAGATCGCCGAACTCATCCAAGACAACCAACGCCTCCGCGCCGAGATCGCCGCCGCCAAGCGCGACTCCGCCACCGCCGCCATTGTGGACAACCGCGCCGCCATCAAAGCCGCGCTCCCCGCCGGGGCCGATGCCGTCGCCACCAACATCGCCATCCGCGAAGCCATCCTCCAAAGCCCCACGCCGCTCGCCGCCCAAGCCGCCACCGCCCGCATCCTCCAAGACAACGGCCTCAGCGAGCGCGCCGCCATCCGCATCGCGCAGAGCATCACGAAGGATTTCCTCAAAACCACCACCGATTCCCGCGCCAAAGTCCTTCAAGACCTCCTCGCCCTCGCCGAGAAGGACCGCCGGTTCAACAAATCCAAAATCGGCTCGCTCATCCGCCTCAACCGCGAAGGCAAGCTCACCGACTCCCGCCTGCACGCCGACATGGCCAAAATGCTGGGCATCCCCGCCTGGACCCCCGAGCATTCCGCCAAAGTCCAAGACCTCCTCCGCCAGCGCGAGGCCGCCACCGATCCCCGCATCAAACTCGTCAAAGCCGCCGAAGCCCTCGATGTCATCTACCGCGAATCCATGCCCGCCGGAATGCTCGCCAAGATTGACACCTTTCAGACCCTCATGATGCTGCTCAATCCCAAAACATGGATTCGCAACATTGGGGGCAACGCGTTCATGTTCGGAGCCGACCTCTCCGCCGATACCGTGGCTTGGGGAGCTGATGCCGCCGTCTCCATCGTCACCGGAAACCGCACGCGCACCGGCCTCGACCTTGGCACCCGGTTTATCGAACTCGGAGCGGGCCTTGGGGACATCCAAGCGGGCTACGAATTTGCCCGCACTCAGGGCATGGGCCGCCTCGGCTCCTTCAAAGAGGGAGTGCAAACCCTCATCCGCCTCGGTCGCCTTTACTCCTCCAAGAAATATGACAGCGCCGAAATCACCGGCTTCACCGGCACCACATTCCAAAGCGGCATTGGCAAAGTCCTCGAAGATACCCTCGGTGCCGCTCTCAGCCTGGTAGATCGCGGGTTTTATCAATCCGCCTTCCGGGCCAGCCTCGACAATCAAATGCGCCTCGCCGCGCAGGATGGCCCCCCACTCGCCGCGCCCACGCCCGACATGATCGCGCAAGCCCGCATGGCTGCCAGCCGGGCCGTTTATCAGGATGAAAACGCCGCTAGCCGCACTCTCAGCGGCCTTCGCCGCGTGCTCAATGCCAATCAACGCTGGGGGCTCGGCTCCATGCTGATGAAATTTACGCAAGTCCCCGGCTCGATCCTCATGCGCGGAATCGAATTCAGCCCGCTCGGATTTATCCGCAACGCCTACCAACTCCTCGCTCCCGCACTTAGCAACCGCGTTGCTTTTGATCAAAAGGCTTTCACCGAGCAATTCAGCCGCGCCCTCGTCGGCACCACCGGCCTCGTCGCCACCGGCTACTGGCTCGCCCAACTCGGCATCATCTCCGCAGGCCGCGAGAACGAAGACGAGAAGAAGCGCAACCTCGCCAAAGCGGAAGGCTGGGGCTCCTACAAACTCAATGTCAGCGCCCTCAAGCGCGCCCTCATCACCGGCAACTTCTGGACCCGCCAGCCCCGCCAAGATGGCGATGTCGTTCTCAACTACGATTGGGCGCAGCCTCTCTCCATCAGCGTCGCCATGGGAGCCTACGCCCGCGACAACCAGAAAGCCGTGCAAGAAGACATCCTTCGGGGCAAGAAGCAAAGCCTCCTCGCCACCGGCTTCAACTGGATGTCCGCCGCCGCCGCCTCGGCCACCGGAGCCATGAACGCCCTCGTCGAGCAACCGCTCCTCAGCGGCCTCAGCACATTCTTCCGCAACGCCGCCTACGACGACATCCCAGGCGCAATCCTCGCCGCCGCTTCTGATGTCCCCAAAAGCATGATGCCCACCGCCGCCCGGCAATGGATGCAGCTTGATGACAACACCGTCAGGGAAACCCGCGACTCCTCGCCATTCCGGCAATATGTCAACGAACTCAAATCCCAGCTCCCTGGCCTCAGCCAAAACCTCCCCGCCAAACGCGACATCCTGGGCAACGATGTCGAACGCTACCAGCGCGACAGCAACACGGTTTTCAATGTCCTCTTCAACCCCTCGATGGTGACCTACATCAAGAGGAGCCCACTTCTCACCGAGATGAGTCAGGTTTACGAAATGACCGGCAATCCCTCGGTGATCCCAAACCAAGCCGGTCGAGACTTCACCCTCGAAGGCGTCAAGGTCCGCCTCACCACCGAGGAAATCAGCGCGCTTCAAAAGGACATGGGAGCCCTCTCCGTCGCCGCCGTGGAGAAATTCGTCCTCGATGATCCGCGCTACGACAAGGCGACTTGGGACATCAAAGCCAAAGCCTTCACCCGCGCCTTGGAGAAAGCCGCCACCGCCTCCAAATACCGCATCCTGCTTTCCCGCCCCGACCTCAAGCAGCGCGCCCAAATCGAGCACCAGCAAACCATCCAGCGCCGTCAAGAAATGCAGCAGATGATGGACAGCGGAGTGGGCGCAGCCCTCATGCAGTGAGCCTCACAGGGGCTCGGGCTCGTCGATAAGATTGTGATAATGCCGGTAGGTGGTCGAGATGTCGCTATGCCGTAGCAAGCGGCTCGACACCTCGATCCCGTCGCGCAGCGCAATCATCGCGCCATATTCTTTGCGAAGGTTGTAAGCGCCCTTGTTTCCATCAGGCAGGAAACGCCGCACAAAATCATTGATGTCATAGTGCGTAAGATCATGCGCCTCGGTCTTGTGTTTCCGAGGAATCACATACTCCACGCCGCCAAGCGCCCGCTGGATCAACCGCATGAGCCGAGCCCGCACCGGCACCCGCCCACCACGGCCCTTGGGCGTCCAGCCCTGGCGCTCCACCAGCACCAGCACCGCCGTCTTTTTGTCCTTCCACTCCACCCAGGCCCACTTCAAATCCTCGACCTCCTCGTTGCGCAGCCCGGCCTTCCGCATCAGCCAATAAATCGCCCACACCCGGGCGTTTTCCCGCCGCAGAGGAATCCTCGCCGCCGCATCCATCCGGCGCAACACGGAGCGGTCGATGGGTTGATAGCCCTCCGTCTTGGTCGATCCACCCGTCACCGTCCAAAACTCCGCGAGGTCCGGCAGTTTCATGTCTTTGAAAAGGTGAATCCGTTTCTTGGCCACCACGCTTTTGATTTGTTGCACATCCGAGTGAATGCCGTTCTTCGAGCGCCCAGCCCGCTCCTGCGCCGTGATCCAGCGCCGCAGAGCCTCGGCACCTAGAGCCGCCTCGCAAGACCTCTCCCGCCAATCCTCGCGCCCTGTGGCTTCCCGGGCATACATCACAAAGCGACTCAGGGTTTTTGTTTTCGACTTCACCGGCCCATGCGCCGAGTAAATGTCAGCCACTTCGCCCAGCGTCGCGTAGCCCGGCCTGCGCACCGCTTCGGACAACGCCATCTCATCGCCTCCCTGAAGCGCCGCCGCAATCGCCCGGGCTTTCTTGATCGCCGTCTCCCGGCCCGCCTTGGAGTTCTGCGACACGCCGCAAGACTTCTCCACCCGCTTCCCGTCAAGCTGGACGCGGTAATACCACCCCCTACGAGCCTCTTTCCAGTAAACCGTGATGTCTCCGTGTTTTCTCATAAATTTGCGGTCGCCACTTTAATCAGAAGAAATGGTCGCCACTTGTCCGCCACTTTGGTCGCCACTTTGATCCAGCCAGCAAAGGATAAACTGCAAACATGGCAAAGCCAAATCCAGCGAAGTTCTGATGCTTTACTAGGGAAAAGTGGAAATGGTCGCCACTTGGGGGTGCAGCCGGAAAGACTCGAACTTTCAACCTTCTGATCCGTAGTTTCAGATTCATTTGTTGATATTGAAGTGTTTAAGTATTGCGTCCGCCACTTTGGTCGCCACTTGGTTGGGTGGAGTTCGGAGATTGGCCGTCCACTAAAGCGGGGCGGAATGCTTTGTCGTCCTGGGCTAGTTCTTTTTCGCTCACGATGGGAATGTCGAGCGTGTCGATGAGGTTGGCAAGGGCTTCAAGGGCCGGTTCGCTGGGTAAGGTCTCGTTTGGTGAAGGCATCTTTGTAGAGGGCGTCGAGGAGGGGATTGTGGCGGTAGTTGGGGCTGATGATTCCGACGACTTGTGGGAGGGTTTGCTGGGTGCTGAAGGTTTCTGTGGCGATGCTGCCGTCGGGCCAGCGGGCGCGGAGGCGTTGGATGGTTGCGCCGTTGGATGGCCATACGGGACGACCGAAGATCATTTGTGGCTCGATCTGGATGGTGAGCGGGGCCGCACCGAGGACATTGCCGTTCCAATCGACGATGCCGCCTGCGGGGGATGTATAAATTTTAATTTCCTGTGGGGCCAATTTTGCGCGCCGTGTGACAGGCTCAGTATCGATGCGGGGACTTGCGCATGAGGTGAGCAATGCCGCTAGAGCTAGGATGGATGCGGGTTTGCGCATGGTTTATTTTTATTTTTGAATTGTGAATGCCATTGCTCCAAGGAAGCAAACCGCGATGGAGCAAACCAAAAATATTTGACCCACAAACCACCCCAAATTACCTGAAACTTTTTCGGAAACTTTTTCTGCAATTTTTGCGCTGCCATAGACGCAACAAACGACGGCCCACAACACCAAAAACTTTTGAAGGCTCCACAAGTTTTCACTGACGATCCAGTCTTTGAAACCTTCAAACATAATTTTTCAATTCGATGATTTCCGCTTCTTGGGCTGGTAGCGGATCGGGGTTTTCGCTGGTGAGGATCCAGGCACGGGCAGTTCGGAGATGTTCCCAGGCTCTTCGGCAGCCATCATGGTTTCGTGCGCACGACTCAAATCTGGAGTTAAAATTTTTCTATTTCCCTGAATAAATTCTATGAGGCTATTGAAATCCTGGTTGGTCAAAGCACGGTTGCCGTTGGCCCGGTAAGTGCGCACATACCACTCGGCAGCCTGCTCCACCACATTGTTGCGGGTAATGTTTAAGCCGGTGTTCTCGGCAATCTCATCCAGCAATTTAATGACCTCTTCTGGTATCCGGATGGAAAATTGAACTTTGGGTTTTGGTGCGCTCACAGGTTGCAATGTAGCACAAATATATTTTTCTCAATTTTTTTATTGACGGTGTGTCTGTTTGTGATTCATTCAGACCCGCACGATGAAAACATTCAGCATCCGCCTACCTGAAGATGTGCGAGCCGACCTCGAGCGGCTGGCAGAGGAACAGGGCCTGAAGCCCGGACAAATCATCCGATCCCTTTTGATTCGGATGGTGCGCAAGCAACAACCCCAAATCCAATCCGAGGAGGTGCCCGCGTGAAGACCTGCAAGCATCTTTGGTATGTGGAGGGATTAAATGTCTTCCGGCACAGGATTGGGGAATACTTCTGGGCTGTTTCCTCCCTCGAGGCGCGGATGGCTTGGGCCGAGAAGTTCGGGGGAATCCCGACCACTTGGAGGTTCGAGAAAGCCACTTGGAGGTTCGATAAATGAGCGGCGCGGATTTTTTGCGTCTGGGCGGTTATTTTGTCGAGTTTAGCGCGTCCGTGGCGCTGCCGGTCTTTTTTATAACCTGGGCGACTTGGAGGGCGGCCCGATGATCGAAAAGCATTATTCGCCGCGTGAGGTGTGCAAGTTGCTGTCGATCTCGCGGAGCAATCTGCACTGCCGACTGCAATCGGGGGAGCTGGAGGCGATTGCCTGGGGGAAGCGTTGGCTGATCCCTGAGTCGGCTATCAAGCGCCTGCTCGATGCGGGCCGGATCAATGCGGTGACGACCTCGCCGCGCCGGTCGGGGGTTTTTTCCTACTCTTAAAATGCCTGACGCCGCGCCGTCTTTTTTTTGTGCCAATTTTCCAGATGGGGTGGATGCCCCAGAGGGAAAGACCCCATTGCTCGTGGACATCGACCTCTCGGGCATCGAGGAGACTCGGAGCGAGGTGGCATTCCCGCTACGGCGCAACCGCTACATGCGGCAGTTCCATGCGGTGAAGGCCGACGACAAGCGGAGCCGGCGTGGATTGAAACGCCTGGTGAAACCGGAGAACGCTGCCGAGCTGGCCGAGCATTTGCCGGAGCCAGGGGATTGCACCCATGCGGTGGTGCGCGGGGATTTTGTGACCGCTGACATCATTCCGCTGCTCCTCGGGGACCGGAGCGCGGACATCCTGGCTATCTCGACGCTCGGGATGAGCACGGCCAACGCTTCGATGCTGGCAGGTCTGCGGGCCTCGGGGCAAATCCGCCGCCTTTTTTTGCTGGTGAGCCATTATTTTTCGCAGGTCGATAAGACGGGAACCTATCGGGAGGTGAAGCATCTCCTCGGGGATGCCGTAAAGGTGGCCCGCACTCACGCCAAGGTGATCCTGGTCTCCGCCGCGCCGTCTTTTTTTGTGGTGGAGGGAAGTGCGAATCTCCGAAGCAGCGACAACATTGAGCAGTTCGCCATCTGGAACGATGAGGAGTTGCTGAACTGGCATCTGGATTGGATGCAGGAGGTGGCCGGTGCCTGAGCCTTCCAATCTCTCCGCCGACATCGCCACGAAGGTCTTGGAGGCAAACATCCGCAACATCGTGGAGAAGGTGAAGGCCGGTGGAACGCTGAACGCTGCCGAGCGGGCCATGATGGAGAGCGCCGCGCAACCCAAGTCGCCGTTGCAGGAATCGGAAGCCGCCTCCGCCGCCGCGCCTTTTTTATTTTCTGAAGAGGAAATCGGGTTGGAGAAACTCGAAGCTGCCGGGGAGTTCACAGGGGAACGCCTCCTGACCCGCCGACCGGATGCCTACCGCGCCGTGGTGCGGATGGCTGCCGAGGGATTGAGCATCTCGGCCACCGCCCGAGCCCTGGGAGTGAGCCGGAACACCATTGCTGCCGTCCGGGAGCGTGAGGGATTTACTATAGAGCAGGATAAAAAGGAGTTATTGCGAGATGTTCGCCGTGCTGCCCGGCTATCGGTCGAGCGCGCCATCGAGTTAATCCCTACGATTAATAGCGCCAAGGACGCCGCCATCGTCGCCGCCGTGATGGTGGATAAGGGCCAGCTCCTCAGCGGGGAAGCAACCAGCCGCATCGAGAAGGTCGAGGCCGGTGAGGACAAGCTCCGCGAAATGCTCGCCTCGCTACCCGTGCTCGAAGCCGAGGTTGTGCAAACCGGTTTATCCGAGGGCGCGCCGCTGCAAAAGGGGGCCGGTCTCGCCGCCTCCCTGCCTGCTCTGCCCCTTGTTGAGACTCATGCTCATGAGGTGAAATCCGTGGATGCCGTCAGCCATTATCAACGACTTACAGAAGTTAATAGCAGTGCAGATGCTAACTCATTGATAGACAACGATAGCAAACTATCCTCTAGTTGTCTTATCGGAAGTTATCAACTTGATAACGACCCCGACCAGGTGAAAACCGCCGCCGTAGTTGAGACCCTGAGGGTAGGGGGGGAGGGGGTCGCGGAAATCGAGGGGGGGGTATCAGATAGCACTCATTCGGGTCCACAGAAAATTTTATCTAAAGGCGACCCCTCCGTGCCGTCGCCAGCCGCCCCGTAGTCGCATCTTTCCATTCAAACCTATGCCAACCCTACAAAAAGAAAAAAAAACCGCGCCGGTGCCGCCTGCCGTGCAGGCCGCGCCGGAGTTCATCGAGGCCCAGATCATGGGCCGCGAGATCAACCCCGAATACCTCAGCCTCCGCGTCCCCGATGCGGATGGTAATTGGCGCAAGGCCCGGCTGCGCATCCCTCGCCGTCTCAGCCATTGCTTCAAAATCCACTCCACCGTGCGCGTCGCCGCGACCGCCGATCCCATGATGTTCATGCCCTTCCCCTCCATCCTATGAGTGTCACCCAAGCCCTTCTCTACACACTGGTTTCCTTTGCATCGTGCTTTGCCTGCTACCGCATTGGCCGCGAGGAAGAAAAGAAAAAATGGCTTGCATGGTTTCGTGCGCACTATCCGAACCGACTCAACTCCAAAAACTTCCCCGAATGAAAAGCCGACTCCTCATCCTCGACACCGAGACCGGGGGGCTCGACCCCACCCAGCACGCCCTGCTTTCGCTCGCCGCCGTGGATAGCGCGGATGGGGAGGCATTTACCGCCCTCATCCGCCCCTCGCCCGAGTGGATTTGCGACCCGCAAGCCCTCGCTAAAAACGGCCTCACCCTCGATTTTCTGGAAAAAAACGGACGGCCCGAGCGCGAGGTTCTGCAAGACTTCGCCCTGTGGATCGGCGAGCGCCGATGGCACATCATAGCCGGTTGCAATGTCGCCTTCGACCTCCTCTTCCTCACAGCCGCCTTCCACCGCCAAGGTCTCGCTTGGACGAGCCGGAAAAACATCGACCTCCAAGCCGCCGCCTGGCTCGCCCACGAGGCCGGTGACATCGCCCTGCCCATAGGGAAGGACGACCAGCCCCGCCTCTCGCTCGACCACATCGCCGCCACGCTCGGGTTCTCCCGCAGCGGTTCGACCCACAACGCCCTAGAGGACGCCCTCCTCACTATGGCCTGCCTCCACCGGCTCATCGCCCCCGCCACCACCCCACAATGAGACCTATCGAAGGCGAAAAAAACGAGCAAACCCGACACTCTCAAATAACGCTCGATTACCAAAATATCACATTCCACGACAGCCGCACGGGTTGGGCATTAACTGCCGAGGACATCAAGGAATTCAACGCCGCCTGCACCCGCTGGCTGATAAAAAAAGACCCCGCTTACGCCAAAGCCCGCCAAAAAAAATTCGGCCAACTCTAACACTTTATGAACTGGATAAAAATGCGCAGCAATCTCTGGGACGACCCTCGCGTCGCCCGGATTTGCGACCTCACCCACAAACGCGAAGCCGAAGTCATCGGGGGCCTCTACTGGCTCTGGACGATGGCCGACCAACAGACCGCCGATGGACGCCTCGCTGGCTTCTCCCTCGCCGCCATCGACCGCAAGACAGGAATCAAAAACTTTGGAGCCGCCCTTGCTAAAGTTGGCTGGATTCTGGAAAGCGAAGAAGGCGTGGAGATTGCACGCTTTGACGAGCACAACGGAGCCTCCGCAAAACGCCGCGCCTCCGAGGCCAAACGCATGCAATTCCTTCGCAAACCGAACGCAACCCGTGCGCAACCGATGCGAACGGAAATCGAACACGATGCGCATCTAGATAAGAATAGAATAGAATATACCCCTATAAGTCCCCAAGGGGACGAGGAATTGGAGTTGGATTGCGAGGAATCTTCCGCACCCGAGCATCCCGTCCTCACCCGCCTGCGCGATTTGTTCCGCATGAAACCCGGAACTGACTTCGACGCCTCCACCCACCGGGCTTGGCAAAAAAATAAAAAAAGCGCCGCCGCGCTCCCCGAGTCCGATTGGGCTCTCCTTGCGTGGGCCTACCGCCAGACCGAGGGCGACGCCTACCGCTTCCGCCGCCGCGACCCCGCCACGCTGCTGAACAACCTCCTCGCCGAAGTCCTCCGCGCCCGCGAATGGGCCCGCGCCGCCGGAGTCAACCCCACCGCCACCCGGCCCCGGCCCACCGAGCCCGAAGGCTGGCAACACATCATCACCTCCGTCGATCCCAGCTTTAACTGCACGACCTGGTTCGATCTCCCCGAAAGCCTCCGCTCCTTCGTCCGCGAGCGCGTCGCCCAGATCGAAGCCGAAAACGCCGCATGATTCCCAATATGAAATTAACCTTAGAAAACAAACGCCTTCTGCCGTGGCAATATATGAGCAAAGAGGATTGCTCGGCAGCGGTAGAGCTGCGGTTACAGGAGATAAAAGCAGACATCGAGCCTTTTGTGAAATCGGCAATTAAACGCAAAAAACGCAAATGAACAGCCCACTACCCGAAACCGCCCTTGCCGAAAAAGCCATCCTCGGCGCGGCCCTCTCCAGCGGCACCGCTGCCGACAGCGTGCTCGAAGCCATCCAGCCCGAACAGCTCGTGCTGCCCGCTCATCAGATCATCCTCCGCATCATCGCCGAGTTGCGCGAGGCCGCGAAGCCCGTCGATTTCATCATCGTCACCACCGAGTTGGAGAAGCGCGGCCAGCTCGCCGAGTGTGGCGACATGCACTACATCACCGAGCTGGGCGCGGATTTTGCCCAGGTCGCAAATTGGCGGCACTACGCCAGCGAAGTCCTCGATACCTGGAAACGCCGCAAAATGCGCGCCGCCGCCCTCGCCATGGCCGAGGCCGCGAACGACTACGCCCTCACCACCGACGATGCGCAGGAGCGTTGCGAGCAAGTCCTCTACGGCCTCCGCGACCATACCACCCGCGAGAACCCCGTCGCCCCCTGCCGCGATGCCGTCGTCTCCGCCGTCGAGCACATTGAAGCCGTTTACCACAACCGAGGCAAAACCATCGGCCTCGCCACCGGCATCCATGATCTCGACCGCAGCACCGGAGGCTTCATGGGCGGCCAGATGATCGTCGTCGCCGCCCGGCCGGCCTGCGGCAAAAGCGCGCTCGGGATGCAGTTCGCCCTTCATGCCGTCAAGGAACTCGCCGTGCCCACGCTCGTCTTCTCCGTCGAAATGCCCGGGCGCGAACTCATGGTCCGCGCCATCTGCTCCGAGGCCGGGGTGAATCTCCAGCGCCTCCGCGATGGATTCTTCGACCAACGCACCCTCGCCAATGTCGCCCACACCGCCTCCGGTTTGGTGAAAAGCCCCCTCTACATAGACGAGACCCCCGGCCTCACCGTCGCGCAATTCCGCGCCCGCGCCCGCCGAGCCAAGGCCGCCCACAAGATCGGCCTCATCGTCGTGGACTACCTCCAATTCATGCACGGCTCCAGCGACACCGCCCGCCAATCCCGCGCCCTCGAAGTCAGCGAGATCAGCAAAGCCCTCAAGACCACCGCCAAGGAACTCGACATCCCCATCGTGGCCCTCGCGCAGCTGAACCGCGATGCCGATGGGGACCACACCAAGCCGAAACTCTCAAACCTCCGCGAGTCCGGCAGCATCGAGCAAGACGCCGACACCGTTTTGTTGATTCATCGCCTGGACAAAAACAAAAAACGCGCCGACGAGGACGCCGAGCCCATGGATCACAACACCTTGCTCATCCTCGCCAAGCAACGCAACGGCCCTACTCCGGAGATCAAACTCAACTTCATCGGCGAGCACACCGTTTTCCGCAATGTCACCGAAAAACAATACAGCAACAACATGAACCAAAGGCAGAAATGAATAAAAGAGAAGAAAAGCAATTATACCAAAAATTATATGAAGCTCGTCGTGAGCGAAGTGCGGCAAAACTTGATCTAAAAAAAGCAAATAAATTGTTACAAGAAACTATATCAGAACTTAATGAAACAAAAGTTTTATTACAAGAATGCAATGAAATAAAACAAGAAATATATGAAAAAGCTTATTATGCCTTTAATCTTAACCAAGAAATTTTCTGCGCCTTTGGACTTCCTATAAAAGGTTCATATTCTGAAAACTTAAAAACAATTATGAGAAAAATAAAATCATATAATTCGTTAGTTTGTAAAGTTAAAAAGAAATGAAATTAACCACAGAGAACACAGAGAACACGGAGAAACTAAAATGGATTTCAACAGACCTGGCCTTGCCTGATGACGAGGCCACCGTGCTGATCCACATGACCGATGGCGAAGTGTGGACCGGATTCCTTGATGCCGGAACCTGGCGATATGTTTCCGGCGATAGCATTGAGGCCGAAGTCCTCCATTGGCGTCCATTTCCAGAACCACCGGAGGTTTCAAAATGACCCAGCCCTACGAATGCCGAGCCTGTGGCCGCGAGTGGCAGGATCACCCTGGCGTGGAGTCTTGCTGCAAGCTGGCCTCCTCGCTGGGCGAATACCTCAAGTGGGCCTTGGGCCATGTGAAACCGCCCGATGACGACCCGATTTCCACGCGGGATTATTACGAGTCTTTGGAGGAGGCGCGCCGGTTGGTGGTGCAAGCCAGCGGGTGGAAACGCCATCCATGATGTGCCCCGCCTGCCAATACCCCCGCAGCTCGGTGGTCAACACCCGCTCCGGCCAGCGCCGCCGCGAGTGCCGCCAGTGCGGGGTGCGGTGGAACACCCTCGAAATCCTCGGCCCCGGATCGGTGAAACCTCGAAAGCCCATCCCCAAAAAACAAAAACCCGAGCCGGGATCCTGGCTCGACCGCATCGAAGAAAAACTCAACTCATGAACGCCCTCCGCGATTACATCGAAGCCTTCCGACTCGACGAAACCTCTGTTCTCAACCTCCTCCAAGACCATGGCATCATCAGCGATGAATGCGTGCTCGCCGAGGAAGTGGGCGACTCCGGCAAAGCTATCTCCTGGCTGGAACTCAACCGCGAGAAATTGTGATTCCCCAAACCCCGCACCCCGTCATTCCCGAAATCCTCGTGGAAGGCCGCTCGCCGGATGGCCGCATTGTGCTCGTGCATGAAGGCCGCCGCGTCGCCGCCAGCGAGGCCCAATTCCTCGCCATCCACAAACAGCGCGAGGAGCAAATCGCCCGCATGGCCGAAGACCCTTGGCGCTACGGGTGGCTGAATCCCGCCTGGGCGCGAGCCGATGCAGCCTTTGCCAGCCTGCGCGAGCAATTCCCCAAAGGCGTCACCGAACTTTTGATCCTCGGCGGCAACCGCTCCGGCAAGTCCCGCTACTTCGCCCGCCGCGCCATGCAGCATCTCGTGAACACGCCGGGCGCGAAGGTCTGGTGCCTCCAATCCACCGAAGCGGCCTCCATACAAAACCAGCAGCCCTATTTGTGGGAATACCTCCCCGCCGAGTGGAAGCCCATGGCCAGCGGAAAACTAAAAAAGGGCGCGGTCGCCAACATCACATACAGCCAAAAAGGCGGCTTCACCGAAAACTCCTTCGTGCTGCCGAATGGCTCCCAATGCTGGTTCAAATTCTACTCGATGGATGTCACTTCGATAGAAGGTTCCGAATTGGATTTCGCCTGGCTAGACGAATTGGCGTCCCCCGAGTGGGTTGAAGCATTGCGTTTCCGTTTGCTCACCCGCGATGGCGAGCTAGGCGTGGGCTTCACGCCGATCTCGGGCTACACGCCCACCGTCAAAGAATACCTCGACGGCGCGACCACGATCGAGGAGTGCCCGGCCCCGCTTCTCCCCCGCTACAAAAACGGAAATCTTATCGGCGTGGAGACCGTTCCCCGCATCCAGCAATGCACCAGGGAAAAAGCGCGAGTGGTTTATTTCCACACCGCCGACAATCCCTTTGGAAACCCCGAGGCCATGGAGACCGAACTGCGCGGCTCGAACCGCGAGCGCATTCTGATGCGCGCCTACGGCGTGCCGACCAAGGCAAAGCTCTCGATGTTCCCGAAGTTCCGCGATCAAGTGCACATCGTGCCGCATGACAAGATTCCGAAGGATGGCACCTGCTACCACTTCGTCGATCCCGGCGAAGGCAAGACCTGGGCGATGCTCTGGGTGCGCTTCACGCCCGATGGCCGCTGCTGGGTTTACCGCGAGTTTCCCGACCAGATCAGCTACATCGAAGGCGTCGGCCAAGCCGGGCCATGGGCCGAGCCGGATGGGCGTCTGCTCGATGGCCGCCCCGGCCCCGCGCAAAAAGCCTGCGCCGGGTTTACCTTCGCCGATTACAAGCGCGTCATCGAGATGGCCGAGAAAGAAGACGCCGCCGAGCCGATTGAACGATGGATGGACAGCCGCTACGGCAACACCCCCAGCATGACCGAGGAAGGCGTCAAAACCCTCATCGACCAATGCGACGAGAAGATGGACATGCAATTCCGCGCCACCTCCGGCAAAGCCATTGTCGAAGGCGTCGCCGTTATCAACGACATGCTCGGCTACGACGACACCCGCGAAGTCGATGCCACGAACTCGCCGAAACTCTACATCAGCGAGCGTTGCCAAAATCTCATCTTCTCGCTCAAGACCTGGACCGGCGCGGATGGCAAAAAATCCGCCAGCAAAGATTTCATCGACATCCTCCGCTACCTCGCCCTCGCCGATGGCGTCGGCTACCAAGACCCCGAAGGGCTGCGCGCTCGCGGTGGGGGTTGCTACTAACTTGACACCCTCTCCCTATAATTCAGCCATGCCACTCTTGCTCCGCCGCCGCGATGTTTTGGACCGCCTTGGCATAACGACCAAGCAACTCGACAAGCTCATCTCCACCGGCCTCATCAAGCCCGTTCGCAAACGCGGCTGCCGCTCCTGGTTCCGCGCCCGCGACCTCGAAACAATATGAAACGCACCTTCGGGAAAAATTTCGGGGAAAACTTCGGGATATGAACAAACGCACCGACAATGTTGGCTCTCTCTCGCGCAACAAGCGGAAAGAAAAAGAGACGCACCCCGACTTCAAAGGCTCCTGCACCATCGCAGGCGTGGCCTACTGGATCAGCGGCTACATCAACGAATCCCGCGACGAAGGCGGCGGCAAATACTTCAAGCTCTACTACGAGCCCAAGACCGCCGCTTCCTCCGATTCGCCCGCCCCGGCGGCTTCCGCTGCCGCTTCAGAAATCGAGCCATGGTGATGAGCGCCGAAGAACTTGAATCCGCCTGGTGCGTCTCCGCCGAGGAGCCTTGGTTCCGTGCGCTCATGAAGCGACTCGACGACCACATCGCCGACTCGCAAATTTTCGTCACCATGCCCGCCAGCGCGCAAAATCACGGCACACTCGCCAGCGCCGCCGGGCGTCTCGACGCGCTCCTCACGCTCCGCGAAGACCTCGCCGCCGCCCGCGCCGAGGCTTTCGAGGCCAAGAAATAATTCCCCCCTCCGTGCCCTCCGTGTCCTCGGTGGTGAATTTATTTTCTTCCCGTTTCCTCCCGTTTCTCCCCGTTTGCTCCCGTTTCGCCAGCACCCTCTAGGCACCTTGAATTTTATCTGGCAGTCGCCTCGTAGTGCGGGGGCTGAACGGCCCGCCGCGTGGCCGTGAAAATGTGCGGTCCCGCAACAACCCTCCGTTCTGACAACGCGACTTGGACGCACCAAAAGCCATGGGACAGACAGAATCAGACTTCAATATCGGCGAGGTCATTGACGCACTAGGGATTCAACTCCCGACACGAGTCGATGAAATTCCGGCGGCCAAAGAGGAGCCTGCGCAAGCAGAGCCCGAGGCCGACCAGGAGACGGTCGCCGAAGACAACACTGACAACGAAACAACCGAGGAACAGGAATCCACCGACGAGCCAGCCGATGAGGCCGACGAGTCTGAGGAGACCGAGGAAACCGAAGAGACCGACGAGGAGGAATCCGACGACGAAGCCGAGGCGCAAGCCGCCGAGCCCGCCGCCGTGAAGAAACTCCACAAGCGAGTCGATAAGCTCACCGCCCGCGCCAAAAGCGCCGAGGAGCAAGCCGCCACGCTGCAAGCCGAACTCGCCGCCACCAAGGATGAGCTCACCCGAGCGCAACCCATCGTGGTGCAGGACGCCGCCGATCCCTTGGCCGATGTGCAATCCGTGAATGAACTGGAA